GAGCAGTATTCTTTTTCTAAAACTTTCATCACTTTCAACATCGCTTCCGTGACTAAATATTTCACTTGCTTTTGCACTTACAACAAAAGGTAAAGGCGTTGTGATAACCTCTGTTTTCACTCCACTTTGTGCTATCTCTTGTTGCAACTCAACTGTTCCGTTTGCTTTTGTCTCTCCTGCTGGGATAGAGACATCATTTAAAAGGAGTGCTTCGTAAGTGCTTGTTGTATCTGTTAAAACTAAATTAGCAGGGATTACTACATCTTGTGTGAGTGCTTCACTTAAAGAAAATTCATAAGTAGCATATGGTCTGCTCCCCTGCAATCTTTCTATGCTGTAAAATACTGCGTAGTTATCAAGGTTTATACCGGTTGAAGTAGAGAGAAAAAAAGCCTTTGCAAGTTCATTAAAATAGGCTCTTAAGTGCAGTTCTCTATATGCAAATGCTTCTAATATCATCTTAAACTCATCACTCTCAAGTGGTTGCCAATCAGGCACTAATGTTTTAAAATTTTCTATGTTTTGATTTAAAATCGCTTCATAATCTAACACTTGCAAGACATCGGGTTTTGGTAAATTGCTAATATTAATCATTTGCTACCTCTATTACTGCACCGTTTGCTAAAGTGATGCTTAAAATCACTACACCACTTACTGGCTTTACTTTAAAATCAACTTTTTCCACTTTTACTCGTGGCTCATACTTGCTTATTGCTTCAAAAGTGTATCTTGTCGCTTTTAGTTTGTACTCATCGTTAAACTCTCTATCTCTAAGCTCATACAATCTTGATCCAAACTCCGGACGCATTACTCTACTGCCAAGAGGAGTTTTTAAGATGCGATTTATACTATCACCTACACCTACTTGATACATCTTTTACCTCGCCTCTGCTGTTGCACCATCGGTTGTGCTATGCGTATGAGCAGTTAAGTCGCCTCTGCTATCTGTAATATTTCCACTTACAACTAAATTACCATTGATAGTAACATCTCCGTTATTTGTCGTTTTTGCAGTGATATTTATACTGTTTGCTATTACGGTAATTTTATCGCTTGCATTTACTTTTAACTCTTTTGCTTGTGTATCATAAGTGATAACCGTGCCGTCTTCATATTCCATCACTTCTGTAGTGTTGTTTGCCAAAGATGGCTCTTTTGCACCTTTGTTAAAAATACTTCTTAGGATAAACCCACCGCTTGCATCACCAAATGGAGACACAACAACACACTGCTCACCAACTCGAACAGGGATAAAATGTTTTTTAAAGCTATTTGAGATTGAAACAACAGGTAAAAAATCTGTCTCTCTTTCAAAGAGTTTTACTCTGGCAAGTGCTTTGCCCTCGCTCATCTTTGTTTGAGAAATAGTCCCAAAATTTACAAGATTATCAATCTCTCTTTTTAGCTCTGCGAACATTATTGCTCCCATCTTCTAGTTTGATAATTCACTTTGAATTCAAGCCTTACACCACCGTAAACAGTGTCTTTTTGCTCTAGTAAAAAATCACTGCCGATAAATGCACATTGATAGTTTAAACTCTCCTCAACATTTCCAAATGCTTTCAATACATCACTAGAGACTTCTCTCATATCCCAAGTAGTCTCTGCACCGTTTTTTATGGCTATGTCTATCTCTATCTTTAAACTATGGGATAGCACTTGTCCCTCTTGTGCTTCATCAGATACATCTCTTATGATGATTGCAGGATACTCATCTTTATCAAGTGGCTTCTCTAGCCATTCGTAAACATTCACTCCTGCTTCACTATAAAAGCCTTTTGCTCCAGATATTTGTTGCATCTGATTAACAATCTCTGTTACAATTTTTTGTCTGATTAAATCTTGAGTTACCATCATTTTTTATCCAGGTATATAATTGTAGTGCCATCTTTTTTCATATTTTTTTGGATAACACCATAAGTAGTACTATCTATTACAATCAAAGATTTATGGTTGATTTCACTTGCTTTTGATGTTTGAACAGTGAGTGCCGGTACTGTTGAAGTTACCCCTTGATACTCATCCTCTTCAAAAATTACATCACTGTTTTTATCAAAGCATAGATATTCAAGCGGTGTTGTTATGCCATTTTTAACATGACTACATACACCACCAAAATCATTGCATTTTGATAAATCACTCTCAACCATATCTTTGAAATTCATAAGAACTACTCTTCTCCCTCTTTGTTAATCAATGTGATAATATCTGCTTTTGTTGCTTCACCCGGGACATCAATACCTTGTGATTTAGCATACTCTATAAGCTCATCTTTTTTCATCTTTTCGATAGGTACGGTGATGTCCTCTTTAACTTTTATATCCCTCTCATCAGTAGCAACACCTCTATTGATAAGCTCTTTTGCTTCTCTTTCATTGACTTGCACCTCTTGCCCCTCTTTGTACATTTCCCCTCGCACAAAGATAGAGCTTAGCATTAAAACGGTTACTAATTTTTCACTCATTACTTAACCCCTTATTGGTTAATATTTGTTGATGCACTAAATGCTTGTGGGTATCGAACGCCAACATCTAAACTTTGGAATGCACGGATAACTGTTCCAGCACTCGCTGCTTTTGTGTAAGGGTCTATCATAATGTCAAGTCCACCCCAAAGTGCCGTGATTATTTGGCTAAAATCTCCAAATATCATAGTGTTTGCCCCGACTTGATTTGTCCTTTGAAAGCCGTATCCATTTACTTCTCCATTTTGAAGTAAATACACGGCAGTATTGCTTGCTTTTAAAGTAGTTTTCAGTGTTCCTGCAACACCAGCTCCTGCGATATAGTTCATAGTACCAATATCTGCATTTGCGGTTGCCACTGCTGTTTCAAACGCTACAGTATTTGCCCAATTCAATCCACCTGCATTACTACTACAATCCACGGCATTTACACCAGTTGTATTTAAAAGACCTGTAGGCTGACCATTTGCACCTGTTCCGTCAATCGCCGCTTTATCAATCGCTAACGCAATATTTGCAGCCAAATCAGTCATAACCAAACTTTCAACTGATGGATTTCCTTGCATTAACATTTGTCTTGTATAAGCAGTCGCACCACTTACAGTTTTTGGAGATAGATTTAACATCCCAATGCTCAAGTCACTCTCTGTTGTATCAGCCCCTTCAAGTATCCAGTAAGCAGTCGCACTTCCTGTTTGTTTTGGAATAGCAACATTACCGCTAAGACCTGATAGCACTTGTCCACCAAGTTTTGAGATTACAAGTTTCTTTCTTAGAATATCTATAAAACTTCCTGCCATGTATTGTGTAGAAACAAGATTTGCCGTAGTGCCTGTTGTTGTTAAGTCTCTTTTTAAAACATCATGAGGCATATAAAAACCTCTTGAGTCTTTACCTAACATTTTTTCCACTGTTTTTGAAGCCTCTTTTTCAAATCCTGCTTTAGACCAATCCCCTGTAATTGCCGCAGCTAAAGCTTTGCTAAATGAGTATTGCTTAACCTCTTTTGGAGACATCCCAATATCACCTGCTTTAGAGTCGATTGTAGTCTGTTTTGTGCCAATTTTATCAAGAACTAATGCTCTAAATTCATCAGCAGTTGTCCCATCTTCAATCGCTTTTGATGATAATTCAGCCATATTATGCTTCGCTCCGATAGCTGATATTTCTCTCACTCTTGCTCTCTCAGCATTTCTCGCTTCATTTTGCACAGTTTTTATATCAATTTTTTTCTCTTCTTGTGCCATTTTTTTCTCCTCTTTTTTATTTTTTATTTTTACCTCTTTTTTTGTTAAGGCCTCATCACTTCGACCCACCCCTACTGTATCATCTGCTGGTATTGATACGATTGATATTTCAAACGGTTGCCATTTAGTTACTCGGTAGGTTTCCACACCATCCTTTTCACTTTCAAGCTTCATCTCATCTATCTGGTATCCCACAGATACATTTCTCATAATCCCGTCAGACACATCACTAAATACCTCTTTTGCTTTTTCGCTGTTTCCAAACCTAACGACTGCAACACCTCTTTTATCTTCAATCTTCGCAAAATCAACAACACCTATTACATCATCACGATTGTGATTAAATAGTAGTGGTGCTGAGTTATTTAGTCGCTTCATATCTACTGATGTAGCCGAGTGGTCTAGGATTTCAATCCCCCACCATCTCTCATAAGGCTCCTCTGAACTAAAAGAGAGTGTGATTGTTCTCTTTTCCTTATCAACTTCTCCTGCTTCAAAGCTCCTAAATTGAGGTTTTAACTCTTTTAGCTCTTTTTTAAGCATTTTCATTCTCCTTGCTATTTGCTATTTGGGATAACATTTCTAAGACTTGTGCATCTCCCAAAGTCGTAATGCCATATTTTGCCCTTAAATCTTTCTCTTTTGCTATCTGCTGGTATAGCTCTTCTAAATCTAAACCCATTTCACTTGCAATTTGTCCGTGTGTTTTTAAACCCTCTTTTATTGCTAAGATATTTGATTGCATATCTTTCAAAGGATCAACCCAACTAAACCCACGATAAAGCCAAGAGGGGGCGTTAAATTTATCGTATTTAAAATATGGTAGTGGTACAACTTGTTTTAAAAGTGCCATATCAAGCCACTCTTCAAATACATTATCAAGGAGATTTTCCCCTAGCCAAGTCTGTAACTCTTTCCATACTTCTCGCTCTTCTAAAACACCACTCCTAAGACTTGAATAATTCACGCCCTCCAAGTCGTTCGCTAAAGTGTTATAACTTACATCTAATCCACTTGCAACACCCCTTAGGATGACTTTCATAAAATCTTTAAATGCAGTTGTTGGATGTTGAGGATCATAATTTTTAAAGTCGATATTTTTAGGAAGTAGATTGATTTGTCCAGGCTCTAGCTCTTCAACTAAATTACCACTTTTGTCAGCATAATCACCCTCAAACTGTTCAGCTCCCTCTTTCATAATATAAAATCCACCTTTAGCTGCTGCAATTCTTGATGCGGTAAGTTCTGCCTCTTCATATCCGTTTACCATCTTCATTCTAGTCATTGCCGTATGCATCCAAGGCACGCCTCTTGTTGCACTTATTCGTATCGGTAAAAAAAGATGGATAATTTCATCAGCTGGCACTCTTATTCTTGTTAAATCAACACCATATACTTTCCCTGGATGAGTTTTGTAAAGATGATATGCAACTGGCTTATTCCAACTATCATATTCAATCCCCATGTAGATATTTCTCTCGGGTATATTAAATTTCTCGTCAAGATGATCAGCCTCTAATAGTTGTAGTGCAAATCCAAACTCATTATCATAATTTTTGACTTTTCTTATCAGCACTTCGCCATCTTCTGCCATCGTGCTAATTGCCATCTTTTGTATATCTTTAAAGGAGTATTTGCCAGTTACATCACATACCCCTTTTTTACTCCACCTTTTAAAAGCACTCTCAATTATGTCGTTTGCTTGTTTGTCTAAGTTGCCGTTTGCGTCTTTGGCTCTATTTTGTAACCGTATGCCTTGATTTCCTACAACATTTGACTTAATCATCCGTTTAAATCTTTTGGCATAATCATCATTTCGCATTAACTCACGGCTTCTAGCTCGGATTGTTTTTAAGTCTGTTTGTATATCTATGTCAGCAGTATTATTGTTTGGTAGCCATGTAGCGTATAAATTGCCGGTTTTCGCTGCATTAAAGCTTTTTTTTGATGCTCTTTTTATCTCAAAACCAAAAATTTTCACTACACAAACCTTGTTAAGACTTTTTTAGGTCCTGTTTTCATTTTTAGGGCGTTTAATTTGTTTTGAAAATAGTTTGAAAGTTTGATAAGGTCGGGGATAGAGTATTTTTGAATCTCTCTGCCGTTTATCATGTATTGTTGGACATTGTTATCGGCGATACCTGCCAATACCGCTTCGATACTTTCGATATTTGTTTCATAAAGTGCTATTTTTTCATCTGTAGTCACAATAATGCCCTTGATACTCCATATTTAAGAGCATTATTGCTAAAAAGTAGGGCTATTTAAAAGGGGACAAAAAATAAAAATTTAACTTTTTTTCAACAAATTCTTATATTTTTCCATTTCATTCTCTAAGATAGTACGAACGAGGAGGCTTTTGGAGATATTTAACTGTTCTGCGATAACATCAATATCAATAAGAGTAGATGTTTTTAGCCTAATATTATCAAATTTCATTTTTGGATCATTACTTTTCGGTCTGCCTTTTTGTTTTTTTATTTCCATGCGTTTATCCACCCTTTAGTTTTTCTTCTTGGTCGTTCTTTTTTTCTATTAACATCTTTTTTAGCAGGTTGCATATTCTCTTTTATTCTTTTATAGTTTGGATTAAGAATTGCAAGGGCTGCCAAATTGTAAACGGTATAATCAAGGGACTCGTTCCTCGCTCTTATTTGCTTCCAAACCATTACAGGTCTGCCTTTTTTCATCGTCATAACTCGTTTTTCAGCTGTTAGCATCTTAAAGTACTCCTCATCATAACTTTTATTAAAGTGCATATACCCTTCTCCAAACTCTTCAAGTTGTAGCCTACTAAAAATAAGCTCTTTGGCTGTCTCTGTTCCAACTGTAAAGAGTTTAACTCCTAATTTATTTGATGTTGATGGTCGTGATACTATAGGCTTCCCTGGTAA